CTCTAAAGGCTTTAAAAGGGCATCCTAGATAGTTGCATAGACTACATATTTACAGGGAAATAGTACAAAAGGTACAAAACGGACATATAGGACATAACAATAACTTTAAGTATAGTGTAAACTAGAACAATGAACGATTACAAAGAAGGTTTCACAGACGGATATATCTTCGCCAAGGAAGAACTGGTGGAGAGGCTATCTGAGGTTGAAGGTCTAGACAACTGGACTATTGACAAGATCTGTGATTTAATTGAGAACAACAAATTATAAAGGAGGTAAATATGATCAATGGTAGGGGCAGTTCAACCAACCAAAGGAGATATTTATTAACGGAAAAATTAAATTATGGCAGAGAGCAGTAATTGCTTCTCTACTAGCAATTTTTATACAAGCAGGAATAACGATAGAACAAGCAGTACCAGAACAAATTATATATAAGGATAGGCCACCTCTGATGAGCGTAAATGCCAAAGAGGTAGCAAAAGATTTGCTCAATCCAGAGCAATTTCTATGCCTGACCAAGTTGATTGGAAAAGAGTCAGCCTGGAATTCAAAGGCACAGAACCCAGTCTCCACAGCCAGTGGGATTGGACAACTCCTAGACAGCACAGCAAGTAGCCTAGGAATGAAGAAATCAGATAGTGCAGTATCCCAATTGGTTGCTACGCTATCTTATATTTCCAGAAGGCATTCCACTCCATGTGGAGCCTGGAAACATTTTCAAAAAAAGGGATGGTACTAAAATGTTAAATGAAAAAGAACAAGAGTTGTTAGATTCTTTGGAATACGAAGAAGTAACAAAAGTTGATAAAGACGGCAATGTCGTTACAGTAAAAGTATACTAAGGAGAAATCATGACAGAAGAAATTACACAAGAAGAAATTAATAGAATTTATGACCGTGATGAAAACGGTAATAAAGTAAAAAATCAACTAGATTGACAGACACTTATACCACCTGCTACAATAGTATTCTATGAAGTTCACCTCCGTGATTTCCATAGATATAGGAAGTCCTGGTTCTTTAACTCCCGTTTCTGGCCAGGGCTTCCTTTTTTATGTCTGTAATGTACCAAATGTCCGTTTTGTCTAGTTTGTACCGTAGTTTGCTTTATGAAAAACAATCGTGGTAAGATAGTGACATGATTAGAAATGGGGCAAGATGTATTTGAAGCAAGTAAGATCAAAAGACAACAGATACAGCACTGTTGAGTATGATCAAGATGGAAATATTATTTTGCAAACAAAGGCTGCAAGAAAAGCCAGAGCAGAAGCAAGAAAAAAAGAAGAAGCAAAAAAACAAAAGTTAAAAACTGCTGTAAAATGTAGTTCATTAACAAAGAAGATGAAGCCTTGTCCAAACATCGTTGATGAATGGCGAGGTGGTACACTATGTCATGTACATGATCCAAATGGAACATTTAGGCAACAAGTCAAAACGAAAAGGGAGTTTCACCAAAAGCAGCGACAGAAATAATATTGTAGTAAACCTACGCATCCACCTACTTGGATGGTTTATTAGGGGCACGGAGAATCGCAAGAGGTCGTGCTTAATGTGACGGGAATCCGTTGAGGTAATGAACTTACTCGCCCTATCCTTGGCCATCAGTGAAGGGAAAATGATTAATAATCAAGTGTGTTTGTAAAATACCAAGGTTACTTGTATCAAAAAGTTGTTATATATTACGCTTGCTTCGCAAGCAAAGTCCTACGGACTTTAGTTAATCAGAGTTATTAACCAAGACTGATTGAACTTTTAAACTTTAAAATTTAAAGGCGTTAGCCTTTCCTGGCAAGGCCAGGGTAAATATAAAGACTTTGCTTTATGAAACATATGGATGTATAATGAATATATGGATAATATACTTAAAGCCATAATAACGGCAGGCGTTACTAATTTAGTAACAAATAGTTTAATTCTAGCCATATCTCTTGGTTGGTTAATATATTTATATGGAAGTAGCAAAAATGTATGAGCCAGTAATAGTTAAAACTTTTTGGAACAAACACACTGAGGAAGAATTAATGGCTATGACTGATGAAGAGGTTATGCAGTTAATTGATTCTCATGTTGAAAGATTTATGGATTCCTGGCAAAAAAGGAATAAAGGCAAAGACTTTCCAGATCTAGCCAAAGGAACAATTGCTGATGTAAGGAACAAAAGAACCAATATCAGTAAAGCACCAAAGATAGCCAGGTCATGATACAATGGTGAGAAGATATTTTCATAGATATATGAATGATAAGCACTTTAACAAGAAATGGAGCAAGCAAATGGGTGGATATACAAATTTAGACGGAGTTAGCGATGGATGGATTAGAGGACAAGTTACTCCTGAACATAAAATACAAGAATCAATAGATTCATTAAATGCAGCAATAGCAAGACTAGACAATATAATTAACGAGATGAAGGAACAAACAAATGCAAACAACAAATAATCCAGAAGTAGAAGAACTTATTGGAATTAAGATTTCTTTGATCAATGCACTTGAGCAGTTAGATTTTCTAATTTACAATATGACTGAATGCGACTGTGAAGATAAGTGTTGCAAGTAAAAAAGCGTTTTCATGTCGTAGCACTCCCGCACACTAAAGTAACCAAAGAATTCTTTTCTTGTGCCTATACTGAGAAGGTATATGGATTTTGCAATATGATGACTTCTCTAGGTCATGAGGTTTATCTATATGCCTCTGGTGATAGAACAGATGCTAATGTAACTGATTTTATTCCGTGCCTTCCAGAAGAACTAAGGTTGGCTGCTGTAGGAAATAATCATTATACTTCAGCATCTTTTGATAATACTCTTCCACATTGGAAAGCATTTAATCAAAATGCAATTAACACTATTGCTAGACATATTGAACAAAAAGATTTTATTTGTTTAATTGGTGGATTAGCCCAAAAGCCTATAGCAGATGCATTTCCAGGACACATGAGTTGCGAATGGGGAATAGGATATTCAGGTACCTTTGCTAAGTATAAGGTCTTTGAGTCTAATACTTGGAGAGCAGCAGTGTATTCACAATGGAAGAACGCTGCCTCAGTTGATATTAATTTCTTTGATGGCGTTGTTAATGGATACTACGATAAAGAGAAGTTTCCTATGCAATTAGAGAAGAAAGATTATTATCTTTACTTTGGTAGGATGACTCAACGCAAAGGCGTAGACATAGCCAGCCAAGCATGTGAAGCAGCAGGCGTTAGATTAATTATGGCAGGTAGTGGAAACTATATTCCTAAGTATGGAGAATATATTGGAGAAGTATCAGCAGAAGATAGAGCAGAGTTATTAGGTGGAGCAATCGCTGCCTTCTCACCTACGCTATATCTAGAGCCCTTCTGTAACAGCCACATACAGGCTATGGCGACAGGAACACCAGTTATTACAAGTGACTTAGGGATCTTCACAGAAACCGTCCAGAACGGATTCAATGGCTTTAGATGCAATACTCTGGCTGAGTTCGTAAAAGCGACGGAACAGGTAAAGAGCCTGGATCCAAGAGAGATAGCAACAGATACATATATAAAATACTCTACTGATATGATTAGATATAAATACGATAGATATTTTAATAGATTACTTACGCTCTGGAATGATGGGTTTTATCAATTATAACGATTTGATAACAATATCCTAAATATAGCCATTTAGGTTGCTTGTTATAATATACTGTGTTATACTTGATATATAGCAGCAGAGATGCTTCTAAATACAGATAAAGGGAGAAAGAAATGAATACAGAAAATATGAACGCAGCCATCTGCTGTTTCTGCGAAACAATAATTGCAGAGAGAATAGATTACAGCAAGACCATGGTTTGCCTAGATTGCAATGAGTACAAGAGCATCATGACCGTTGGAGAATATTTGCAGGAATACGGGATGGTGAATGCATAATGAAGACATGTAAAGATTGTAAGATAGAGTATCCTTCAACATCAGAATACTTTTATGAGCAAAAGAATGTAAAGTCAGGACTAAGATCTGATTGTAAAAAATGTACTCGTAAATCACAATTAGCCTATTTGGATAGCATGACACCAGAAGCCAGATTTCAAATGAAAAAGGCTGAGCAACAAAGAAACAGTCATATCTATAGACAGGCAACAAGAAAGATTGTAGCCCGTAAACGAGGAGTAGTTCATGAAGACTGGACAGAAAAACAACTGTTAGAGACATATGGAACTGATTGCTACTTATGCAATAAGCCAATAGACTTTGATGCACCTAAAAGAGGAATAGGATCAGAGTATTCATTTTGGCCTGACCATGTTATTCCTACATCTAGAGGTGGATCAAACACTCTTGACAATGTTAGACCATGCCACTCAAAGTGCAATAGATCTAAGTTTACAATGACATACGAAGAATACATCAACTCTGATAGGTATAAATCATAATGACAAAAACATGTTCTAGATGTCAAGAAGCAAAAGATATAAGTGTCTTTTATAAATTAAAGGCATCAGAAGATCATTTAGATTATCTGTGCAAGACATGTCGTAATGCATCAGCAAACAAGACATGGACTACTAACAAGAAGAAGTGTTCAACACAAGACTGTGATAAGCCACACTATGCTCGTACAATGTGCAAGTGCTGCTATCATAAACTAATCAGACGAGAAAAGAAGGCAAACAAATGATACAACAAGAACAAGTAAATCCAAGCACAGTACTTAAAAGTGGAGTAATGCTTTATGAAGCACAGAAGATTGTTAACTTCCTTGAAACAGGCGTTATGATTCTTCCAAGCACAAGCAGATCAGATTGGCCAAACACAACTGATGAGCAGTTTGAGTATATGCTTGCTATGCACAGCAGATTAAATGCTTTACATGCTTTATACAATCCTACTGCTTCAGTACCACAAGGGATAGACAACGCATAAATGGAATACAGAACCTGCTCTAACTGTAAGATAACAAAGCCTTTAACTGAGGAGTTCTTTGGTCCTCAACAAAAGAATAAGGCTAGACTTCATACAGAGTGCAGGGTCTGCAAGAAATCATACATGAGAAAATGGCAGCAAAATAAAAGGGCAGAGCAAGAAGTAGACAAGAAGAGAGACAAGCATATGTACACTATCAAAGAGTACACAGAAGAAGAGAAGAAGCAAAGAATGGCAGAGGCTTATGCTTATATGCACTATCAAGCATTTGGTAAGCCAATACCAGCATGGAAGTTAAAAGAGTTAGAAGGCATTGAAGAGTGATCTACAAGATCTATTTCTGTAAAGATTGTAAGACGGCAACAAAGGACGAGACAGAGTGTATCGTTTGTGGTAGGACTCAGCAAGAAATTGGCTGGGTAGAAACAGAAGAATGGGAGAAAGATAAATGAATACAGTATGGATGATATTAACAGTAGTCTTGGCTATTGTATATGCAAGAAGTGTTTTGATTTGGGGTTTCCTAGCATACTTCTTTGGTTGGCCTGTAATGCTTGTGTTGTTTGCATGTGGTCCAAAGATACAGAAGTGGAAGAATAGATTGGCTGCAATACAAGAGTTTAAGAAAGCATACTACGGTGTGGATGAAGTAGAGTATCAAGACTTTAATAATGTTGAAGACTTGTACAAGCAAATAGAAAAACAATAATCTTACAGGGGCAAATGATGGATAACAATATGAATGAAGGTAGATTGTCTAAGTCTCAGTATCGTTCTCTAAGGTCTAACCTTACTGAACTACCTGAACTACAATCAGGGGCTGCCTCATTCGTTACTCCAGGAAGATCAGGCTCAGGTACAGTAAGCACAGAGAGATCAATTGGTTTCAATGTGAACGCCCTTGATTACTCTATGGCTAATGAATTGCTTGGGGTCATGCATAAGTATGAAGCAATCATCCGTAGAGGCAGGTCCCTAACTCCTCCAGCCTTACTGAAGAGAGAAGCCACAGTGGAGAAAGAGGTTGCTGCAACAGTCTCATTCCACTTAGCCCATCTTGAATGGACAGTCCAACAGGATTGGGTGGAAGAGTTTGCGGGATTAATAAAGGAACTCCATAGTAAAGGAATGGCCTGTAATAAGAAGTTCATAGAACAACCAAGAAGAATCCCATGTCCTACTGATGAGTGCAGATCTCATATAGTTATAGACATAGAGAACCTATTGGCTGGTGTTACATGTCACAAGTGTCGTACCTCATGGAGTCTATATAGATTATTAGGGCTGGCTATGAATAACCCTAATAGAACCTTCTGGTTAGATATAGATGCCATTTGCCTATGGATGAATATATCTAAGATAGATCTTAATAAGATAGTTAGGCAACACAATATACCAATGAAGAATGGTTTATATGATATCTCTGCTATTGCTAAGGCAAGGAGTTTACTTTGACATCATTGACAATATCGTGTATAATGTATAGTATCAGTACTTGCCGTCCCATAAATCAGGGTAAAGGATATATATGTTAAGTTTAACTATGAGTATAGGTCCAGTCATGACGGAGTTACAGACAGATGAACGCATGAGTTTTGACGGTATAGAAACATTAATGACTAGAATCAACCAGGCTAATCTAGTATCCTTCCATGCACACCTGGCAGCCTTAGTCCAATATGAGAACTATGATGCTGATGTAGAATGTGATGAGTGTAATCAGTCAGCAGATAAAGAACTAGACTGACAATCATTATGAAAAGATTTAATTCGCCATGTTTATATTGTGGCGTGGTATCAAGAGGATCAACCTGCAGACAGTGCACGGCAGTCATACAATCTCATGATATTAATAGAAGAATAAGAAATAAACAATATGATTATAAATGGCAGAAGTTATCAAGATATGCCAGGACTATCCAGCCATATTGTTCTAGGTGTGGTAGCCAGAGAGATTTAACTGCTGATCATATTTTATCCCTGGCAGATGGTGGACAAAATACATTAGATAATATAATGGTCCTGTGTCGCTCATGTAATAGTTCTAAAAAATAAGGTTTAATTAAGCCTAATAATAAATAATATATATAAGCATAAACAATAGGGAAAACACCTGCCCCTGCCTGGCACAACCTGGGTATGGGTCAAAAGTTGAGCGTGAATAATACTTGCTTACCCTGGCTGCCCCTTCCTGTATAATATAGCAATATTATCAGTTTTGGACATTTGGACAAAGTTTGTCTACCATGTTGCAAAAAGGTATTCGTAGAAAAGGAAAAATAAACTAATGGCTCAACCAACAGCAGGAAGACCACCTAAGCCTAATGAGATAAAGAGACTCATGGGAAACCCAGGTGGAAGACCTTTGCCTGATTTAAAGACAATTACTCATTTGCCTATGGCAACAGAAATACCAGCACCACCAGAAAATCTTAATCAGTCTGGATTAGATTTATGGAATCGTGCATGGGGTGTGGCTATAACTTGGCTTAGTCCAGTTAGTGATATTGAGTCAATTAAAAATGCATCACATTTGGCTGATGCTAATGAGGCTGCTAGAGAGCGTTATATGATTTCCACAGAGCCTGCTGATGCAAAAGCATATGTAGCAATTAACAGAGCCTACACAGATGCATTGACCTCACTGGGCTTTGATCCAGTTTCAAGATCTCGTTTAGGAGTTGCAGAGGTACGAGTTGCAACATCCATTGATAAATTGTTAGAGAAAAGACAGAATCGTGCCAAGATTATATTTGAAGAAGACGACATAAACCAAGGGGCTGAGTATGAAACAAGTAACACTTAACGACATAGGGACACCAGAAGACTTCCTAAGAGCAATAGACGAATCAATGAAGGAGTTCTTTGTTGGTGATATTGTCACAGGAACAGTTGTTCAAATTGATCGTGAAGGAGTCCTTCTAGATATTGGCTGCAAGACAGAAGGCCATATCCCAAAGAAGGAAGTATCTGCCAGAAGAATATTTGATATTGAGGATGTTATCTCAATAGGCCAAGTTCTACAGGCTACTGTAATAGGCCTAGATGACGAAGGCTATGTCCTTTCTACTAAAGAGGCAGAGGTTGAAATTCTATGGAACTCTGTTGAGACCATATGGAATTCAGATGATAAAATTGTCTCTGGAGAAATTACTAAAATTGTCAAAGGTGGCATGATAGTAGATATTGGCCTAAGAGCATTTTTGCCAGCATCTCAATTCCATGTTGATAAATCAGAGGACTTGGCTAATTATGTTGGCCAAAGAGTAGATGCCAAGATCATTCAATTTGATAGAGCAAAGGGCAATATTGTCATCTCACGAAAAGCCCTTATTGAGAATGACCAGAAGGAAGATAAGAAGATTCAATTTAGTAAATTGGCTATTGGCCAGGTACATACAGGCAAGGTTTCAGGTATTACTAATTTTGGAGTATTTGTTTCTCTTGGTTTAGTATCTGGCTTAGTGCATCAATCTAAAATGGGTAAACTTACTCCTGAGCAATTTGCAATTAGTAGCAGAATTCAAGTAGAAATTATAGATATTGATTTTGATAAGGATAGGCTCTCGTTAGCATATAAGGGATAAGCATGGAGAAAATACAATCATGGCCTCCAACATACCTCTCTCCAATTTCCGCACTTGAAAAAGTTAATAGTCGTGGATATGATGTTATAGATTTTGCTGAGACATTATGCCGTATTACTGAAGACTCAATTGCAGGAAATGTAGGAGATAAATTAATCCTTCGTCCCTGGCAGAAAGAACTGCTTATTAATTTATATGCAGAGAATGAAGATGGCCTTCTAAAACATCGCCGTGCTTTGATTGGGATACCTCGCAAAGCAGGCAAGTCTGCACTACTAGCGACTCTGGTACTAGAGCAGTTATTGCTTGGAGTAAACGGTGGTCAGATTTATTCATGTGCTGCAGATAAAGATCAGGCTAAGATTATTTTTAAAACGGTAAAAAGAATGATTGAGTTAGAACCAGAACTATCTGCCGTACTACAAACATTCAGAGATGTTATTTATAACCCAGGCACAGGTACAGTATACAGAGCCCTATCGTCAGAAGCGTTCACGAAAGAAGGTTTAAACTCTACATTTGTGGCCTTTGACGAGTTACACTCACAGCCAAATAGAGAGTTGTATGACACAATGTCTTTGTCTATGGGTGCTCGTTTAGAGCCAATGCTTGTAGCAATCACCACTGCTGGAACGAAGTATGACTCATCAGGTAAAGAATCCCTCTGTTTCCAAATGTACAATAGAGGCGTACAACTATCCAAAGGAGAAGTTGAAGATCCTTCCTTCTTTTTCGCCTGGTATCAAGGAGATGAAAAACTCAACTATAAGGATGAAGACAATTGGCGTATTGCGAACCCATCTTATGGTGATATCCTATCTGCAGAAGATATGAAATCTGCTTCTCTATTGACTCCAGAGGCTGAATTTAAAACTAAAAGACTTAATCTATGGACTGACTCTGCTCAGACTTGGATACCAACAGATGCATGGGATGCATTAACTCTTAAGAATAGAGAGCAAATTCCTGGCGAAGATGTTATACTTGGCTTTGATGGATCTTTTAACGGAGACTCAACAGCAATTGTTGCTTGGTATTTAGGTGGAGAAAAGCCTCACTTAGATATATTAGCAATATGGGAAAGACCAGATGATGCAGATCAGAACTGGTTTATTCCAGTTGCTGAAGTAGAATCCTGTATAATAGATGCATACAGAAACCCAGATTACAGCATTCGTGAGGTAGTCTTTGATCCTGCAAGATATTCCAGAACTTTTATGCTTTTTGATGAGGAAGGTATGCCAGTAGTTTCTTATCCAAACTCTGCAGAACGAATGGTTCCAGCAACTGCCAAGTTTTATGAGGCAGTCATGAATAACTCATTTACTCACTCAGGACATGAAGCATTAAATAGACATGTAGCAAACTCTATGACTAAGACCTCATCAAGAGGACTTATGATTCAAAAAGCAAACAGCAAAAAGAAGATTGACGCTTGCGTAGCAGCAATCTTTTCTTATGATCGTGCAACAGTGCCAGTACCAGTAAAGCCTGTAGCAAGATACTATTCACTATAAGGAGAAACATGAAAACAAAGAAGCCAAACATAGACTGGTCATTAACGACTGAAGTAGTTGGAGTTGCCCTAGCGTCATATGGCCTATTCTTAATTTTTCCTCCTGTTAGTTTCATCGCACTTGGCGGATTTTTAATCTGGGCTACGGAGAAGGAATAACATGACAGCAGGTATATACAATTTCACAATTGACCAGGGTGCTCAATACACTACTCAAATTATTTGGGCAGACAGTAGTGGCAATCCAATTAACCTAACTGGTTATACTGCTGCTATGCAATTGAGATTACAGGCTGCTTCTCCAAATCCTTCTGCTTTAAATTTAACCTCTTCTAATGGAGGAATTACAATTACACCACTTGCTGGAGAAATGGATATTCTTATGACTTCCGCACAAACAGGGGCTCTTGACCCAGGATTTTATGTTTATGATTTAGAAATCGCTCTTGGCTCAGTTGTTACAAGAATAATACAAGGACAGATCACAGTATCTGCACAGGTGACTCAATAATGGCTGCTAATAAAGTTATAGTAAATACAAGCACTAATCAAGTAACAGTTCTTGATGGACCAGAAGGTCAAACAGGCCCAACAGGTTCTACAGGAGCAACTGGTAGTACAGGACCAACTGGTCCTACAGGAGCAACTGGTATAGGTGCTACAGGTGCTACAGGACCTACAGGTCCAACAGGCGTTACAGGAAACACTGGACCAACTGGCCCTACTGGAGTTACAGGAGACGCAGGAGTTACTGGCGACACTGGTCCTACAGGTGTAACTGGCGACACAGGTCCTACAGGACCAACTGGAGTTACTGGTGATGCAGGTGTGACTGGTGCTACTGGACCAACAGGTCCCACAGGAGTTACTGGAGACACTGGTCCAACAGGACCAACTGGCGTTACAGGAGTTACTGGCCCTACAGGTGTAACAGGAAATATTGGTCCTACAGGACCCACAGGAGTAACAGGTGATACTGGACCTACAGGTCCAACAGGAGTCACTGGAGATACAGGAGCAACTGGCGTAACTGGAGACACAGGTCCCACAGGACCTACAGGTGTAACAGGAGACGCAGGAGTTACAGGAGCAACAGGTGTTACAGGAGACACAGGTCCAACTGGACCTACAGGAGTCACTGGTAATACAGGATCTACTGGACCTACAGGAGTTACAGGCGATACTGGTCCTACAGGACCAACAGGTGTTACTGGAGACACAGGTCCTACTGGTCCTACAGGAGATATTGGTCCAACAGGACAGACTGGCCCTACAGGAGCCACAGGTGCTGACGGTGGATCAGTAAACTATTATGATTACCAAGCAAAGACCACAATAACAACAGGAGATCCTGGTAATGGACATGTTATTTGGAACAATGCAACACAAGTTTCTGCAACACAAATCAATGTGAGCCACATAAATCAAGACGGTATTGATATTGATATCTTCTTAGCATTGCTAAAGACAAACGACATTATAGTTTTGCAAGATGCAAATGACTCTAATAACTATCAGCAGTGGACTATCTCTGCAACACCAATTCCTCAAACAGGATACTTTGAATTACCTGTAACACTGAATACATCAGGTGGAACTGGTACAACTAACTTTTCTAACAATCACAACTTAATATTTGTAGTAACTGCAGCAGGAGTCGTTGGACCAACAGGTGCCACAGGTCCCATTGGTGCAACTGGAAGTACAGGACCTACAGGAGTAACTGGAGACACTGGGCCTACTGGCCCAACAGGTGTTACAGGTAATACTGGTCCCACAGGACCAACTGGTGTTACTGGCGATACTGGACCAACTGGTGTAACTGGTGATACAGGCCCTACAGGGCCTACTGGTGTCACAGGAGATACTGGTCCCACTGGCGTTACTGGTGTTACTGGAGATACAGGACCAACTGGAGTAACTGGAGCCACAGGTCCTACAGGACCAAGTGGAGCAAATGCTCTATGGAATTTTACAGGTGCTTATAACCCAGGTGCATCTTATGCAATTGGAGACATAGCAACTTATGACGGATCAACTTGGTATCGTACTGATGCACATGGTGGAAACACTGGAGATACTCCAGGATTAGCATCACCATATTGGACAGTAATTGCATTAGAAGGAGATATTGGACCTACTGGTGTAACTGGTGTAACTGGAGATACTGGGCCAACAGGTGTTACAGGAGATACTGGACCTACAGGTCCCACAGGCGTAACTGGTAATACAGGCCCTACAGGGCCAACTGGTGTCACAGGTAATACTGGTGCAACAGGAGTTACTGGTGATACTGGTCCAACAGGACCAATAGGAGTTACAGGAGACACTGGACCTACAGGTCCAACAGGAGTCACTGGAGATACTGGTCCTACAGGACCAACAGGTGTTACTGGAGATGCAGGAGTTACAGGTGCTACAGGACCTACAGGCGTAGGCACCACTGGTGCTACAGGACCCACAGGAGCGACGGGACCTGGAGGATCTGACTTAACAGCAGGACCAATAAGATCTGTATCAGGTACATCAAGTATTAATGCACAAACAGGTACAGGTGAAGTATTTGTAATGAATGATGGTACTCCAAACATTCAATCAGCAGTAGTTATTGAAGCAGGATCATCTTCAGCAATTAAAATTGGTGTTGGTCTTACAAGAACACTATTTGGAAACATTGCTATTGGTAATACAGAGACTCTTGAGTCTGTTACTACTGGTAATCAAAACTTTGCTCTTGGATCTCGTGCATTGCAAGAACTTACAGATGGTGGAAACAATGTAGCCATTGGTGCTGACTCTATGAGATTTGGTACATCAGGTAATGACAATGTTGCAATTGGACCATTCACCTTGACGGACAACACTACTGGTAACAACAATACTGCCATTGGTGGATCATCATTAGAAAATAATACAACTGGTGGACAAAATGTTGCCATTGGTGGAAGTGCTCTTTCTGCTAATACTACTTCAAGTGGTCAAGTAGCAGTTGGTTTTCAGGCCCTTCAAAATAATACAACAGGACAAGTAAATCTTGCTGTTGGTCTTCAAGCCCTTCAAGATAATACAACTGCCAACTATAACCTTGCTGTTGGAAGTGAAGCACTTAAGGATAACACTACAGGTATTCAAAACCTTGCAATTGGATATAGAGCCTCTGCTGTACAAACTACAGCACAAGACAATGTTGCCATAGGAATTCAGGCACTTGAAAATAACACTCAAAGCAATATGATGGCTATTGGAAAAGAAGCACTAAAGGCTAATACAACAGGTGCAAACAATACAGCACTTGGCTGGAGAACCCTTGTTGCAAATACTACTGGATCAGGCAACCTGGCTATTGGTGCAGGAGCACTTAGTTCTAATACAACTTCTAATAACAATGTTGCTATTGGAACAAGTGCACTTGGTGCTAGTACATCAGGCGAAGAAAATGTTGCTATTGGTGGTTCTGCTCTTGAAGATAATACTACTGGTGACTATAATATTGCTATTGGTGGAAGTGCTCTTACAAATAATACAACAGGTGCTTCTAATGTTGCAATAGGATTTAGAGCCTTAGCAACAAGTACAACACAAAGTGGTAACACTGCTATTGGTGCAAATGTTCTGGAGTATACTACAGGACAAGGAAATACTGGAATTGGTCAAGGATCGCTGTATCTTAATACAACAGGAGCAGAAAATGTTGGTATTGGTCAAAGTGCTTTGGCAAACAATACAACAGGTAGTAGCAGTATTGCTATTGGTAACTTTGCTCTTAATGCTAATACAACAGTAAGTTCACAAGTAGCAATTGGAGGTGGTGCACTTAGACTTAATACTACTGGTGAAGGAAATCTAGCAATTGGCGAGGGTGCACTTGAACTTAATACTAGTGGTAATGTAAATCTTGCCATTGGTACTGGTGCTCTTGTTGATAATACTACTGGTGGTAACAATGTTGGTATTGGTTTTGCTGCTCTTGCAAACAACACAACTGCCAACTATAACCTTGCAATTGGAAGTCAGGCACTTCAAAACAATATTACAGGTGCTTCAAATATTGCTATTGGTTTTTCAGCCCTTCAAAATAATACAACAGGTGGCAATACTGCAATTGGTGCTAATGCAGGACAAAGCAATACAACAGGATTAATAACAGCAATTGGACAAAATTCTTTGAATCAAAATACTACAGGAACAGGTAATACTGGTATTGGTCAAGGTACTTTGCAGAATAATACAACAGGAAACTTTAATATTGCTATTGGATTCAGTTCTATGCCATATTCAACTACTGCTACTGGTAATAATGCCATTGGTGCTACTTCCCTGCAAAATAACCTAACAGGTAATGGTAATGCTGCTAATGGCCAGGCAACTTTGTATTCAAATAGAACTGGTATTCAAAATACTGCAATGGGATCTCAAACAATGAGATCAAATGTTGTAGGAAATCAGAACACAGGAATTGGTAGAGAAGCACTTAGAGATACAAGTTCTATCATAGCCACACTTGGAACAATTACTCCAGGTAGTGGGTACACAAATGGAACTTATACTGGAGTTACTTTATTTCCTGATAATGACTCATGGTGGACTTTCCCAACAGTAGACATAGTAGTTGCTGGCGGAGTTGTAACAACAGTTACTTTAGTTAATGCTGGAATTGGAATGGTAGTAGGAGCAGTTCTTGCTATTGATACATCAGTGGCACCTGCAGGATTGTTGACGGGATCAGGATTTAGTATACCTATTTCAACTGTAACCACAGGTCAACACAATACAGGTCTTGGATATAGAGCAGGAGCAGGTAATATAACAGGTAATCGTAACCTATTCCTTGGATATAACGCAGGTGTAAATGAGACAGGCGATGATAATCTATATATCTCTAACTCAACTACATCAACACCTTTAATCAAGGGTAAGTTTGACTCTTCAGGTGGAAATGCTGGATCTGTACGAGTTTATGGTGATTTGCAACTTACTACAAAGACTCCAGCCTCAGCAACTGCGACGGGAACCGTAGGAACAATTACATATGATAATGACTACATATATATCTGCATAGCAACTGATACTTGGAAGCGAGTAGCAATAAGCACATGGTAAAATTAACTAAGGGAAAAGGGTAATCAAATGAGTCTATCTAAAAGACTAAAGGCATCTGGTGAAGCCAGAGATATGAACAGTCAATATATTCTTCCATTGATTCCACCTCGTCCTTTGTTTGGTGTAGCCAATACAGGCACATATGTTGATACAGAGTCTGCAATTCGCACATCTACAGTTTATGCATGTGTAAGATTACTTGGAGATACTATTTCTTCATTGCCAATGGGTGCTTATGTACGCAGAGGACGCAATCGTTTATCTTATGCATCAGTTTATGGAGATGTTCCAGCATGGATTAATACTCCAAACCCAGAACAAACAAGACTAGAATTCATTGAGCAAGTAATTACTTCTATGCACCTACATGGTAATGCATTTATTTTGACGGTACGAGATGATAACAACGAAGTAACAGAACTATATGTATTAAACCCAAATGAAGTAAGAATTGAAAGACCTATCCCAGGAGAACCACTTGTCTACAGAGTTAAAGATATAGACAATGCTATGTACGATCAAATTTTAACAAGTAACGAAGTTCTTCATATTCCACTATTTAGAATGCCAGGATCATATTATGGCTTAAGCCCAATTGGTGCTTGCCGTATGTCTGTTGGTATTGCACAGGCTTCTGATACATATGCTGCCTCATATTTTGGTAACGCTGCTAATCCTGGTGGAGTTATTGAAGTTGCAGGAGAATTAAACTCAGAACAAGCAGCAGATATTGCTCGTAATTGGCAAGAATCACACTCAGGTCCATACATGGCAGGTAAAGTTGGTATTCTTTCTGGTGGTGCAGCATTTAAGCCACTATCACTCAATGCACAAGATGCACAACTACTTGAAGCAAGAAAGTTTAATGTTGAAGACATTGCAAGAATCTTCCGTGTTCCACTGACACTACTAGGACACCCTGTTGCAGGTGCTATGTCCTACTCATCTGTAGAAGCACAGAACCTTTCATTTGTACAGTATTCATTGCGTTCATTGCTAGAGCGTTTGGAACAAGCACTATCTCCACTACTTCCTGAGTCAGATGGATTTATTAGATTTAACCTTGATGCACTTTTGCGAGGAACAACAATAGAACGCTTTGACGCATACACAAAGGGATTAAGAGAAGGCTTCTTATCACTAAACGATGTACGCAACTACGAAGACTTATCATCACTTGGTGATCCAGGAGATCAATACAGACTTCCTCTACAAAACATTGATGCTTCACAAGCACCACTTGTTGGAGATAAGATGAAGGCTGAAATTGCCTCTATCTTGGTCCAGGTTGGATACAATCCAGATGATGTGGCTAAGATGCTAGATATCTCAGAACTAACTCACACAGGATTGCCTTCAGCACAACTACAGCAAGTATCCTTAGTTGATCCAACAGATCCAAAGGCTGCTTACAGTGATGAGGTCAAGGAATAATGCCTGTAGACAATGTTCCAGAGTTCATTAAAAATAATGCACAAAGAGGATTGGACTATTTGGGAGAAGGTTTTGGTGGCGACGGTCTAACTGAAGGTACCAAGAGAGCAGCAAGAGAGATGGCAGCAGGTCGTATCTCTGATGATAAAGTAAGAAAGATGGCTCCTTGGTTCGCAAGACACAAGGCAGATGGACAAGCACCACAGAACAAAGACTCTTCAGACCCAGGATATCCTGGTGCAGGATTAGTTGCTTGGCTGCTTTGGGGTGGAAATGCAAACTTTGATGATGCTGCTCAGGACTGGGCACAACGCCAAATAGATAAATTAGATAATGAAACTAATAAAGCAAGGAGTAAGATGAAGAAGACAGAACGCCGTACCTTTACGGTCAGAGACATAGAGGCAAGACAGGCAGACGACGGTACTATGCGTATGGCAGGTTATGCTGCTGTGTTTAACGAAGCATCTGTTCCTCTGCCATTTATTGAGAAGATTGCTCCTGGAGCATTCAGAAAGACACTATCTGAGACACCAGATGTTCGTTTATTGGTTAACCACGAAGGATTACCTATGGCCAGAACCAAAAACGGTACAATGAGATTGTCTGAAGATGAAAAAGGACTATTCTTTGAAGCAGAACTAGCAAACACACAAGAAGCAAGAGACCTATATACACTTGTTGAGCGTGGTGATGTTGATCAAATGTCGTTTGCATTTAGAGTTATCCGTCAAAATTGGAGCAAAGACCGTTCAGAAAGAACCCTTACTGAGGTAAGCCTTTCTGATGGAGAT